ACAACAACACAATATCAGATCTACAAAACTCATCGCCGACTCAAAATAACACATATAAAGGATTTAAGTTCGAGCTGGTAATAGACTCCTCAGTCAACTTCTCATATCCGAAACGATACGCAGTAGCTAAAGACAAGTACGGTGTAATTCTACTAAAATCCCAATCATCATTTACACCAAATCCTAATATTCTGATTGAGGAGTTAAAATTCATAATCGATCGAGACAATTTGTCAGGAGAGTAATAACATTTTACAAAACAACTATTTATTAATATGAAAGCAACAGATTTCAAAAAAATGATTAAGGAAGCTGTACGAGAAGTTTTTCAAGAAGAGATGCGTGAGATTCTAATCGAAGCTGTTAAGAGCCCGAAAATGCCCATAGGAGTTCCCGTAGGAGCAGGAGGACAAGGAGTTGTTACAGAAACAAGAACAACTACTGGAACAGTTTCCGAGGCATCGAGAGCAGCTTACCGCAATATGGTGGGTGAGATGTTTAACCCAAACGGAGCAGCAACCTTTACAACAGCTCAAACAGCACCAGCATACGTACCTCCTCCAATCAGTACCACAGGAGAAGGATCAGCACTTCCAGCAGGAGAAGTTAACCTAGATCAGATAATGGGATTAATGAATAAGTAATATGGCTTTTGGATTTAGACAAATAGCACCTATAGATACAAAACCAGGTACAGCCGTTGGTATTGGATTACCGTTCAACGGAAACGCAGTCTTTACATCCACATATACAACAGCACAAGCAATTAAGTACAACTTAATTAATTACTTCCTCACAAACAGAGGAGATCGATACGAAAATCCTTTATTTGGAGGTGATTTGAGAAATTATATATTCGAGCAGATTGATGCAAACACCTTCGATTCTATAAAGGAAGACATACAAACTAAAATACAAACCCTTTTTCCTCAAGTAGAGTTGCAAGAAGTTAACATAAAGCAAGTAGCATCAAGCACAGATGCTAATCAAATTCTTGTAGAAATTTACTACTCTATAGGAAACACAGGTATAAATGACAACTTACAAATGGTATTTTCGTAATGGCTGTAAACAGAGACATAAAATATTTAAATAAGGATTTCACATCCTTCAGAACGAGTCTTATCGACTTCGCAAAAACATACTTTCCTACAACATATAACGACTTCTCAGCAGCATCCCCAGGTATGATGTTTATAGAAATGGCTTCATATGTAGGAGATGTTCTATCCTTCTACCTAGATAACCAAATACAAGAAACATTTATACAGTACGCCCAACAACCTGCTAATCTATACAGGTTGGCATATATGTTTAACTATAGACCCAAACTCACAGCAGCAGCAACCACAGTAGTTGATTTTTACCAAAAGATACCAGCACTAGGAGGCAACCCAGATTTCAACTACACTCTATTCATAGATGCGAATAGTCAATTAAAAACGGCAGATCAAACTCAAACATTTATCCTCGAAGAGCCAATCAATTTCGCTGTTTCCAACTCACTAGATCCAACAGACATAACAGTATTTTCAGTAGATGGATCCAATAATGTTCAAGAATTCCTACTTAAAAAAAGTAGAAAGGCAACATCTGCAACAGTTAATACAACAACTTACACCTTTACAACACCTGAAAGATTTACAACTGTAGAGCTAACAGCAGATAACTACATCGGAATATTAGATGTCGTTGATAGCAATGGCAATATTTGGTATGAGGTGGATTATCTTGCACAGGATATGGTATATGAAGCAGTACCAAACAATCCAGTAAACGATCCAACAAAAACTGCAACAGATGCTCCAAATATCTTAAAACTGAAATCAGTACAGAGAAGATTTACAGCTCGAGTAGTAAACGATACAACAGTGCAACTACAATTTGGAGCAGGAACAACAGGAGATAGCGACGAACAGATAGTACCAAATCCCGACAACGTAGGATTAGGACTACCTTATGGTCAATCTAAACTAACAACTGCCTACGATCCAACTAATTTTGTATTTACAAATACTTACGGTATAGCTCCATCAAATACAACACTAACTATACGCTACCTAACAGGTGGAGGAGTCACAGCAAATATACCCGCTAACACACTAACAACTTTTCTAGGAACTCCAACCTTTTCAGGAACTCCTACAAATACCACAACAGCAAACGATATATTCCAATCACTGGCAATCACAAACCCACAAGCAGCTACAGGGGGAGGGGATGGAGACTCGATCGAGGAAATCAGGCAAAACAGCTTAGCGAGCTATAATACGCAACTTAGAGCCGTTACACCGGATGATTACCTAATAAGAGTTTTATCACTTCCACCTAAGTACGGCGTAGTTGCAAAAGCATATATACAACCTAGCCAGAATCGAGATACGGTAGTTGGAGAAATTCCCACCACTTTAGATCTATATACACTAACATACGACTCAGACGGTAGTTTTAAAACCACATCTAATACACTAAAGCAGAATATTATAACATATCTATCACAGTATAGAGTTTTAGGTGATACAATTAATGTAAGAGATGCTTTTATAATTAACATACAAGTAGAATTTGAAGTGGCAGCTGCTCCAAATGTCAACAGTAATACCGTACTGTTTAATTGCATCACCTCCCTACAAAGCTACTTCGAAAGAAGTAAGTGGCAAATTAACCAACCAATACAGTTAAAAGACTTATCCTTACTACTCGACAAAGTCAATGGAGTTCTATACGTGAAAAATATCAACATAACAAATAAAGCAGGATCCTTAGCAGGATACTCACCTTATAGCTACGATATAGGAGGAGCTACGAGAAATAACGTAATATATCCATCTCTCGATCCAAGTATTTTCGAAGTAAAATATCCAAACTCAGACATTACAGGCAAAATAACAACAATATAAGACAATGGCTGTATATAAAATTTTTCCAGAAAAAGACGCAACTTTATATTCACTATATCCAACAGCTAACACAGGATTGGATGAAATTATAGAAGCTACTATTACACCATCAGCTAATCAAGTATTAACATCATCACCTCAAGCTTCGAGATTTCTAATTCAATTTTCACAACAAGAATTACTAAACCTAAGCCAAAGCTTTCTATCGAACACTCCATTATTTGGAGCATCTTTAAAAGCCTACGCAGCAAATGTTACAAATGTAAATCAAACAACAATACTAGATGTTTTTGCGATTACAGGATCTTGGAATAACGGTACAGGTAAGTATGGGGACGTACCTGCAACAACCAACGGAGTAAGCTGGAGATACAGATCAGCAGATACCATTGACCCTTGGATAACCTCAAGCTTTTCAACAGGTGTGACAGGATCATTTCCATCGACTAACGTAGGAGGAGGTAACTGGCTAACTAGTACAACATACAATCAATCACAAAGCTTCCAGTACGGAAATTCCGTAGATCTCAACGTAGATGTAACACAAACAGTAGTAGGCTGGCTTAATGGATCGATCAACAATAGTGGATTCATTTTAAAACAAAGACAAGAGTTTGTAGATAGCTCTAGCTTTGCCACAACGCTTAAATTCTTCTCAATTGATACTAACACTATATACCCCCCTTGTTTAGATTTTAAATGGAGAGATTATACATTCAACACAGGATCAAACCCAAATCAAATAATAACAGGAAGCAACATATATATTTCACTACAAAACAATCCTGGAACTTTTAGACAAGGAGCAGTTAATACTTTTAGAATTAACGCAAGACCAAAGTTTCCAACAAGGATATTTCAAGTAGCACCTCTTTATACAAACAATTGGTATTTGCCAACATCATCTTTTTATGCTATCCAAGATGTTGACACTAACGAATTTATTGTCGATTTTGATGAAAGCTTTACTCAAATAAGTGCTGACGATCAGACATCGTACTTTACTTTATATATGAATGGATTGGAACCTGAAAGGTATTATAAAATTTTAATTAAGGCAGTTACAGAGAGAGATACTTACATTTTAGATGAAAATTATTATTTTAAGATTGTGAAGTAATGGAAAAAGTTAACCTTACGAAAAAAGTATTTGATAAGAGACAGTATGAGAAGGTGATACCAACCGAATTTACCCAATTACTGACAACTCCACCCAGCAACATAATCAACACTCCCAGCATCACAGTTAGTGAGTTTTTTAACTACTACAATCAACTCTTTTACAATATTCCAATAGCAGGAGATAACAATTCACATGAGTATTTAATCAAACAAAGTTCATCGTACGTAGGGTCTGCTCAAACAAATGACGAAATAGAAGCATTGCTTAGTGAAATAGAAAGCCTTAGAGCAGATAATCTTGAATTAAATAGCCAAATACTAAACATCCAAACTACAGGATCTAATGCAACAAACGTATAACATACAACGTATAGACCCATCACAATTCGAGTATCAACTTTACTCAGTGGAGGACACAAGCCTCATCACTATCGATGATCTAACGGATCAATTTAACAGTGCAACTGATTACATTGAGTATTACGTATATGATGGAAATCAATCTTTAGTATATAAA